GGCCTGCCGAAGTCGATCTGCTGCTTGGCGACAGCACCAAGGCAAGGCGCGTGCTTGGCTGGAAGCCGCTGGTCACGTTCCCTGAGTTGGTGGCCATGATGGTTGATGCGGACCTAGAGGCCGCAGGGCGTGAGCGTATTCTTCGCAGCGCTTGACGCGCCGGCCATCATCCGGCCATGCGTCCAATCACGTTCAGCGTGCCAGGTGATCCAGTGCCGCAGCCACGTCCGCGAGTCTCAACGCGGGGAGGCTTCGGGCGTGCATACGTCCCGAGCACGCATCCTGTGCACCACTACAGGAAATGTGTTGCTGCCTGTGCCGTCAACGCTGGGCTCACGGCCACCGATCAGCCCATCAGCGTCATCATTGACGCGGTATTTGTCCGGCCTAAGTCTCACATGAACAAGTCAGGCATCAAGCCGGCTGCACCGCAGTTGCCAAGGCCCGATGTGGACAACGTCGCTAAGGCCGTGCTGGATGCCTTGCAAGACGTGATTGGCGACGACACCAACGTGGCACGTTTGGTGATTGAAAAATCCTACGGCACCGAGGCCCGCACAACGGTACGTATCCAATGAGCAATGCCAGCCTGCACGATTACCTGCGTGACCACTGCCAGCTGCACGACGTGTGGCACTACTTGGAAATCGGAGTGCGTGACGGCGATTCATTGCGGGTCGTGGTCGAGAACGGCCACGCGTTGCAATCTGTCTGGCTGTCCGATACGTGGGGCGGCGAGTACGGCGGCACCAATCGTGGCAGCCACTGGCACATCGAAAAACTTCTGGACGAATTCCCCTTCTTGGGCCGGATCGCATTCCTAGACGGCGACAGCCGAGTAACCATCCCAGCGTTGATGCCCCAAAAGGCTAATGCGTTCGACCTGGTGTTGGTGGACGGCGACCACTCTGCCGCCGGCGCCATGGCGGATCTTCAAAACGTCTGGCCGCTGGTCAGGCCAGACGGTTGCGTTGTTTTCCACGATACCAATCACCCGGCCCACCCTGAACTGCGGCAGGTGTTTGACGCGTTCGTCGTTCAGCACAGGGCACCGCACATGGTGAACGACGCCGGCTATGGATTGGGTGTCGCATGGAAAAACTAACGGTTCCAGATTGGCTTGTGTTTCCTATGGAAATTTTTGCCGAAGACATGGAGCGGCACATTAAGCACGGGCTCACGGTGCTGGCACGCTCCAAGATCGCAATGGTTGGTCTTGCCAGGAACTGTGCACCCAACCTTGAGCGGAACCTTGGCAACGCTCAGCACTTGGCACGGCTGTGCCGAGATTGGTGCCTGCACATCGAGGAAAACGACAGCACCGATGAAACGGTGCAAGTTCTGTCCGACTACTGCCGCGACTTCCCCAAGGCCACGTTCACGTCACGGCGATTAGGTCGCAAGCAGTACAGCACAGAGTTTGCCGGTCGCCGCACGATCGCGCTTGCGGAGTACCGCACAGCGTGCCAACGGTGGGTGAAAGATTGTGCCGCAGACGCAGACTTCGTTGTGATGATTGATTGGGACCAGTTTGCGTGGTCGCATCACGGCGTTGTGCACGGATTCGGCGCGATGGCAGAAACGCCAGACGCATCCGGCATGGGCAGCGTGTCACTGCTTGAGGCAAACGTGGCGGAAAGCGACGGGACGAACATTCGGCAGAAGCGTGGTTGGCTGCACTACGACTGCTGGACGCTGCGAATCAACACGTGGTGGGACGATTACACAGCCGGACAGGGTGCGTGGAAGCACCAATGGTTGCCGCCGGTTGGTTCGCCCCTGATTCCGGTGTGCACCGTCTTTGGCGGGCTGGCGATCTACCGCACCGCCGACTACCTGCAGGGAACCTATGACGGCACGACAGACTGCGAGCACGTGACGCTGCACAAGACGATTGGCGAAAGGACAGGCAAAAGGATGTACATGAACCCAGCGCAACGCTGCGTGATGCAATTTCTACAGCCTGTCGAGGCCACGGATGGCGGGAAACACTGCGACGATTAGCCTGACGGCGTTTCGCGCCGATTGGCTGACGCATATGCCGATGCGGTCGCTGTGTGATCGGTACACGATCACGCGTGACCAAGTCATCAGGCTGAAGCACGTCTGGTCGTTGCCGCCCAGGCATGACCGGCGATTCCGAGCCAAGCCGCTACGGCAGGCAGACCCAACGCCGGCCGAGATAGCAGCCGCCTGCATTCGCCTGCAGGCATCATGGGACGAAAAGACACGCGAAGACCGCCGCGTGCAAAAGACACAGCACGTGACGCTGCGAGTGGTGCCGATCTACGGCGACGAACTACGGCACGAACTGCCCGACTCGCAGAGCATTGCTGATGCAATGGACGAGCAATGATCGAAAAGCCAGCAGACACCGTCTACCGCCGCATCGTCATCGAGTACGGGCAGGTGTACGCCTACGCGTACTACCTGAACGAAAACGGAAAGATTTTGGCTGAAGAGTGCTGGAAGCAGCCCTTTCGGCTGGACCGCCGCGACGTGCAGGACGAGGCCGGCGATACGTGGGATCTGATCTACCAGCACCTGCAGGACACGGTGCTGTGGTCTGCAAGTGACGCCGAGGACCTGGGCAAGATGGAACCAGACCCACCAGAGGAGTAGCCATGCCCAACTACGAAGCCACGCCAGAAGAACTTGCCCAGTACGGCGCCGGGCTGTCGATCTGGCAACAGATTGCGTTGCTGCAGGCGTGGTCGCCGCTGATTGGCTACGGCCAGCGGTTCATCAACGAAATGGACCCGTACAAGCGTTCCGTCATCGTAAGCGAAGCGGCCGAATGGCTGGCATCCAAGACCAAGTCGCAAGCGGATGACCAATTGGTGCGATTGCTGGCTGACGTACTGAAGACAACGCAGGGCGAATCACTCGTGAGGTGGTGTCTTCTGCAGGTGGAGGCTAGCAGGTGAATGCTGACACTGCATTTCGTGCCGCTGCCGTCATTGTGGCGGTGGTTCTGGCGGCTGCTCCCTACTGGCCGCAAATCAGTGCCGCCGCAGGTCGTGCGATGGAAGCCGCAAAAGAAAAAGCCGGCCTGATCGGTCGTGTGGCCGCCATCGCACTTCTGTTGGCCGCTGCCTACGGCAAGGTGCCGCTGCCTGCCATGCCGTCTATGCCTGCTGCCGGCGTCAACGTGGAGACTCCCGCCGTGGAGATGCAGCAGTTAGTGCGGCCGGTGGCCGAGGCCATGCGGGAAATGCCGTACGGTGACCGGATGCTTTGGGCTGCCACGTGGAGCAAGGCAGCCGTGGTCGTAGCCGGCGATGCCGTCAGCACTGAGGTCGTGTTAACTGACACCAGATCGCTGCGACTGTTCACCACGCTGGCCCTAGACATTGCGTGGCGGCGGATCGGCCAGCACGTGCCAGGTGGCAACGAGCCGCTGCGGAAGGCCGTGGAAGCCGCCTACGGGCAGGCCGTAGGCACTGACGTGGTGCCGGTCACTGCGGACGTGCGTGCCCGGTACGGAGCGTTTTCCAAGGCCGTGGCATGGGCCGGCGTCAACGGAGGCTGACGCATGGCCGACTTCCTGCCATTGATGGGCTACTCGCCCAACCGTGAAGGCACTGACGCGTTTCTGGCGTCGTTGCCTAGGCCAACGCTGGCGCAAGCCGGCCCGGATCTCGCGCTGGATGAAAGCCGCGATGTGTTCCTTGGGTCGGCACTGCTGAAGTGCGACCCGTCGTGGAAGCGTGGTTCCCAAAAGATCGGCAGTTGTGTCGGATGGGGCTGGAGCCTGTCGTGCGACATTCTCGCGGCCTGTGACATCTTGCTGCGGAATGAGCCAGAAACGTACGGCGGTCGCGTGCTCGAGGCCAGCGTGTACGGGTTCAGCCGGGTGGAGGTGAGAGGCCAGCGAAATCTAGGTAGCGATGGGTCTTACGGTGGCGCTGCCGCCAAGGCGGTCACCAAGTACGGCACGCTGCACTACGGACAGGACTACGGCGGCCAGACATTCACCGACAACAGCGGCACGCGAGAGAAGGAATGGGGCCGGGACGGCGTTCCCGACGCATTGGAAAAGTACGCAGCCGAGCACACCGTCAGCAGCGTGGCATTGGTCAGGACGTTTGAAGACGCTGCCCGAGCGATCCAGAACGGCTATCCAGTGGCCGTGTGCTCCATGCAGGGCTTTTCCATGACGCTCCGCGACGGCGGCTACCTGTCGCCAATGGGGTCGTGGGCACATTGCATGATGTTTGCCGGCGTTCGATGGAAACCGTATCCGGCCGTGTTGTGCGTCAATTCATGGGGAGACTGCTACAGCGGCGACGTTGACACGGCGTTGCCAGTGCAGTTTCAGAGGTCTGCCGGCTGGGTGCGAGCCGAAACGTGCAGCCGGATGCTGTCCGGTGAGGATTCGTTTGCCCTGTCTGGCTACAGCGGCTTTGCACCACGGACGCTGCCCGCCAACTGGCTGGAGGGGATTCTGTGAGATACATGCTGCTTCCGCTGGCGATCGTGGCCGGCTGCGTTGCGACATTGCCAGACGATCACACGGTCACCGCAGACCTCGCGTGCGAAACGGCCCGCTTGGTCGTGCAGTTGCGTAACGAGATCGCCCCCAGCCCGGCAAGCGACGAGTGCGACAACTGCGATGGCACAGGCAAGATTGGCGATGGCCGCATTGTGCTGACCTGCCCTGTTTGCAAAGGCACTGGCAAGAAATGAACGCCACAGCAGAGCCATCGGCCACGCTCGAGCAGTTGCAGGCACACGTCTGGCAGCGGCTTAGCCTGCAGAAGCACGTAGCCGGTAGACGCATTGTGGACCGGATCACAAGACGTGCCGTGCGTCAGTGGCCCGTGCCTGTGCTGCTGCAGTGTGACCCCGCCCAGGCCAACGTGGTGGGAACCTACTACACACGCACGATCACTAGGCAGTCACGCCAGGAATTCGGCATGGGCATCATTCTGACGCTGATCCTCGGCGCTTTGGTGCAGGAAATTATCAAGTTGCTGGTGGCGTGGTGGATCGACCACCGCAGCGAAATGATTGCCATTGTGAGCAGGTGCAGCCATGACAGCTGAGGAACTGAAGCAGGGCGTGCTTGACACGTTTCTGCGGATTGCTGATCGGTTTGGCGTTCCGTGCGTTGTGCTGGCCGTCGTGCTGTACTTCGGCCGCGAGGCTTGCCAGGTGCTCTACAGTGGGGCAGTTGAGCCCGTGGTGAAATCGCACATCGAGTTCTTAGAGGCCACGAGCGAAACGCTGCACGAGATTGGTGCCGTGCAGACACAGCAGGCGAAGACGCTGCAAGAATTGGCACAAGGCCAGCACGAAATCAAAACGGCCATTTCGCAGAGGAACTGACGCATGGCAATGAGCCCAAAGCTATTGCGCCCACGACAAACCAGCCAATTCGCCGCGCTGCGGAATGGGCTGGCAGGTTACTGGGCGTTTAACGAATCAGCCGCCAGCGGTGACGTGAGTGCGACGAACTATGTCACCGGTGGCGTGTCGCTTACGTCGGTGAATTCCGTGCCATCAACCACCGGCATTCAAGGAAACGCGAGAAACTTCACGACAGCCAACAGCGAACGACTCTATGCGTCCATCAGCGGCAATGCCAGCCTGACGCTTATAGGACCAACGGCGTTCAGTGTGGCCTTTTGGTTCCGTCCCAACGGCAACGCATCTGCCGCAAACACGTATGGACTGGTTTCCAACGACTCATTCCCAACGGAACGTGGAATGGCTATTGGCATGCCATCAAGCGGGTCAACGTCGTGGAACATGCCGCATTTGTACATTTTTTACACGGACAACACCACCGACACGTACAACCCGTGGAACGGAATTCTGCCCGCCACCATTGCCAAGGATGTGTGGCACTTCATCTGTATTCGCCGGGACGGCAACACTGTTTCATCGACATTCAATGGCACTGCCGGCACTCCCATTACGCTGACTAAGACGCCGCGTGCATCGCGCACCAACCTGCATGTTGGAATTCGATATGGCACGTCTGGCGCCGGTGCGGACTTCTTCAACGGTGATGTGGACGAGCTTGCCATATGGAGCCGTGCCCTAAGCGATTCGGATGTGTCTAGCCTGTACAACAGCGGCGCAGGAATTGACCTGACAAAATGAGCACACCAGCAATAGACGGCATGATTGCGGATCTGTGGCCCAATCTCGCAGCCGCCCAAGACGCGCACCACGCCGCGCACGGCGTGTACTTCCAATGCCTGTGGACGCACGCAGCGGCACCAGACACTGACGCAGCCCCTGATCTACAGGGCATTACGCCTGCCGGCCAGGCGGAAGTGCCAACAGACTGGTTGCCGCAATTGATTCGGGCACGCCTGTCAGTTGACACGTACGGCCAACCTGACGGCTGGACGCTGACAGCACAGGCAATCGTGGACGGGCAGACCGTGCTGCGAAGGTGTGACTGTGGCATTGATGGAACGCGGTCGTGCGAATGGCAAGTGCCGCAAGTGGCCCCTGACTGACCGAAGCCTCTACTGCAAGACACCACGTGCACCCCATAGCCTAAGTACAAGGAGACAGCCAAATGCCCGACGCCCAACTGTACCGCCGCACACGCACCGTCGATATCACCCTGTCCACGGCCACCTCGAGTGCCACCACGCTCAGGCTAGATGACATGGCAGGTGCTGTCGTGTCGTTTGGCACCATGTCCACCAGTGCCACCACGCTGCAGATGTGGGGCTGCGACACGGAAAGTGGCGCCTACAAGCGGGTGTACAAGGCCGATGGCAGCGTGGCTGACGTTACGCTGGCCCCCTCGACTGCGGCGGGCAGGATATACGCCATGCCCGACGAGGTGTACGCCCTGCCATTCGTGAAGATCCTGAGCGCCCACACGGCGGCAACAGGCGTGGCTGGTGTCGTGGTGTTCAAGAGCTAGGGCCATGCCCCAGCGGATACCAACGCACAGGCCACTGCGTCTGCGTACGGCGCAACGCAGGGATGAGTCTGGGCGGCCCAATGCGGCGGCGCGTGGGTACTGCTCAATTGCGTGGTTCAAGATCCGCCAGGGTGTTCTCACACGTGACGCCTGGCAGTGCCAAGAGTGCGGCCGTGTGTGTGCGAACAAGCGCGAGGCGCACGTCGATCACATAACGCCGAAGGTGAACGGCGGCACGGATGACCTGGCCAACCTGCGTACGCTGTGTATCAGGTGCCACAGCCGCAAGACAGCACGGGAAACTCGGTGGGGAGGGCGGGTTGGATCGTAACGACTCGCATTGAGCGAAACCACGGCTGTTCGTCACGCGGACGCGTGGCCGAAATTGCAACTTTTGGAGGCCGTAGCGTCATGACTAAGGGCAGGAAGCCGACGCCTAAACCGATACTTAGCCTGCGCGGGTCACGCGTTAGGGGGCCGCACAGCACCGGAATTGACGCACCGCCTGGCGTGCCGCCGGCGCCGGCGTGGCTGTCTGACGTTGGCCGTGCCGAGTGGGATCGGATCGTGCCGATGCTTGAGGCGTCAAAGGTGATGAGCCCACGGCACCAGCAGACGCTGGCGGCCTACTGCGACTCGTTCGCCGACATGGTGCAGGCCGACGCAGAACTGAAGGCCAACGGCACCACTCTGATGGACGACAAAGGTAGGGTGAGTAATCACCCGGCATGGACCCGCAAACGGGATGCCCGCACGTCGATGCTGAAGATCGCGGCAGAGTTTGGCTTGACGGCATCAGCACTGGCCCGCGTCACGGCGGTTGAGAATGGCCCGCAAGAAGACGACGAAGACGCCCGCATGTTTGCCTGAGTACGGCCAGACCGGCGTGGACGCGGTGAATTTCTTCACCAAGCACCTGCGGCACACGCAGGGCGAATTGGGTGGCAGGCCGTTTGTGCTCGAGCCGTGGCAGGCCAGCTACATCGGCAGGCTTTTCGGCACACTGCGGCCAGACGGTATGCGGCAGTACCGCACGTCGCTGCTGGCGATTCCCCGCAAAAACGGGAAGAGCACGCTGTGTGCGGGCATCGCCATCAAGCTGCTGTTCGACGGCGAGCCAGGGGCACAAATCTTTTCCTGTGGTGCCGATCGCGAGCAGGCCCGCCTGGTCTTCGAGATGGCAAAGGCGTGCGTGGAAATGTCGCCTTCGCTGCGGTCCCGCCTGAAGGTCTACCGCAACAGCATCGTGCGAGAAGATACGCACTCGTTCTACAAGGCACTCTCGGCCGAGGCGTTCACAAAGCACGGTCTGAACGCTCACGGCGTCATCTTCGACGAGCTTCACGCCCAGCCAAACCGGGAACTGGCTGACGTAATGCAGACGAGCATGGGAGCAAGGCGGCAGCCGCTCATGGTCTACATCACGACCGCTGGCTATGACCGCAAAAGCGTGTGCTGGGAAATCTGGAAGTACGCCGAAGCCGTGCAGAGCGGTGCCGTGAAGGATGACACGTTTTTACCGGCCATCTACGCCGCAGATGCGAAAGACGATTGGAAGGACGAAGCCACATGGGTGAACGCAAATCCCAACCTGGGCATCAGCATCAAGGCGGATTTTCTACGCACGGAGTGTGCACGTGCTGTGGAAATGCCGGCATACGAAAACACGTTCCGGCAGCTGTATCTGAACCAGTGGACGGAGCAAGACAGACGGTGGCTGCGAATGGATCACTGGGCGCAAGGAAACGTTCCCTGCCCTGTGTCGCTTGCGGGCCGCGAGTGCTGGGCCGGTCTGGACTTAGCAACCACCTACGACACTACGGCCCTGGTGCTGCTGTTTCCCCTTGAGGATGGCACGTACTGGGTGGAGCCGCATTTCTGGATTCCATCGATCAACATGCACGCCCGCGTACGCCGCGACAAGGTGCCGTATGACGTGTGGCACAAGCAGGGCCATCTGCACGTGACCGAAGGCAACGTCACGGACTACGACCGCGTGCGGGTTGACATCAACGATCTGGCCAAGAAGTACCAGATCCGTGGCATCGCCATTGACCGTTGGAACGCCACGCAACTGGCCACGCAACTGCAAGGAGACGGCCAAAACGTCATAGGCTTTGGCCAGGGCTACGGCTCCATGTCGGCGCCTGCAAAGCGTACCGAGGCGCTCTGCGTGGCCGGCAAGCTGCTGCACGGCGGCCATCCGGTGCTGACGTGGCAGGCGGGAAACGTGGCGATACAGAGCGACTACGCCCAAAACATCAAGCCCAGCAAGGCCAAGAGCACAGAACGCATTGACGGCATTGTGTCGCTGGTGATGGCACTGGGAATTCACGACACGGCAACGGCACCGCCACCCGAACAATCTTGGGATCTGATGACCCTATGAGCGAAACCGAACAGGCCGTGGCTGACTTCCGCATGATTGACCTGCGTGGCATCGACTGGCCCGAGGTTTCGCCGTCTCGCACGCCGTCTGGCATCCGT